GCTTGGCCTGCCGGTGCTGCGCCAGCTGCTACTGTCATTCCTGGTTCTGGGGCTGCACCTGGCGGTAACTGTAGCGGAGCATTTGCCACGCTATCATATTTTTCGCCTGTTTCTGGATTTACACCGTCTGGGACAGCGGCTGGTGCGGCTGGTGTAGAAGCGGCAGCGACATCAGCATCAGTTGGTTCTGCTAGACCAGTGGCGGCTGCTTGTGGTGCGGCATCTGGTTCTGCGCCTGGAGGAGTAGATAATGGAGCATTTGCATTGGCTGCTGGTTGTGCTGCTTGCCCAGCCTGTTCTCCGGGCAGCGGCTTAGGCATACGTGCTTGAACAAATTTATCCGTTGGATCTCCACCGCCTAACCATTTTAGCTGGCTTGGTGTTAATTTTGCTTTGGCGGCCGCAACAGCACTTGGATCTGGTGCAGGAGTACCGCTTTGTATAGGGTTACCACTAGAATCAACTACTGCGCCGCCCGATGCCGCTTGCACAGGAGCTTCAGCAACTAAGTTAATATAATCTCTTATAGATTTCATTTTTATTTCCCGAAGTTAATTTTTTGCATAATCGCTTTCATCATATCTGCTGGATTCATTTGTCCTCCAGGAAATTGGATGTTTTGATTAGGTACTTGTCCTTGTGCCTTATTCAAAGCACCGCCTACTTTTCTTTGTAGTACTTGTTGGATTTGGTCTGGATTACCAAAGTCTAGTACATCGTCATCTTTGTCGTCGTCGCCAAACTTAGGTAATTTAAATTTCATATTATTAGCATGGCCAACAGCATCATCGTAGCTAGCCGGTTTACCATTAATCATGCCAGAACTTGTATTTGTTTGTGCAATCTTTGCAGCCGGGTCTTTTTGTATATTACCCATCATTTGTTGCATCTGTCCCATCAACCCGTCGAAGTCAGGCATATTTCCAGTTTCATCAACTTCCATATCTGGCTTTTGAACACCTGCAAGTCTTAACACGTTATGCTGCTCGTCACCGCTAGGATCTTTCGTATCAATGAATTTTAAGATCTTCATTAAATCTTCAGGGTTGGCTTGTCCAAACTCACCGTCTTCAAATGCTTTCTTAACTTTGATCTTAACACGCATTCCGCCTAACGGAAAGTTTCCTTCGTCTCTATTGTAAAATCCGCTAACATATCTTAACATAGCTGGAAGACCCATTTCTTGTGGTTCTTCAAATCCGCATTCCATTGGAGTCATGCCGCATTCTTTAATAGCATCGTGCAATGTCATTTCTTTGTGTCCAAAGTCTAATTTTGTATCTAGTTTTGCTCCAGCCGACTTTGCTTTCTGAATGGCTTTCAATAAACCTTGTTTTGCCAAATGTTTAGCACTTGAATGTCCTTGTCCGTGTTTCCCAGCAAGAGCATTAGGATTTTTTCTTGGAGGATCGGCATCGAAAGGAGGATCTTCATTCTCTGCCACAGGAGCTGGTGCCGCTGGTGCCGCAGGAGCTGCCGGTGCCGCAGGAGCTGCCGCTGCCGGAGCAGGTTCAGCAGGTGCTGGTTCAGCAGGTGCTGCCACGGGCTCTGCTGGTGCTTCTGGTGCAGGCACAGCATTGCCTTCAAAATTTAATTGTGCTGCCACTTCAGGGTCTTCTTCTTGTACAAAGTCTTGAATCATTGATCTCACATCTAGATCGGGATCTAAGTCGGCTAACTGTTCTAAAAATTTAGGATCGTCAATAAATCCTTTAACGGTGTCAACGGCTGTGCCGGCGGGAAGTTCTTGACTCAATACTTGACTATTGAAATCTTCAATAGCTTGTTGTTGAACTTTTTCATCTTTACTGAATAGTAAATTTTGTCCTTGTGCGTTGGCCATTTCTTCGCCAACTAAGCTATCCATGAAATTCTCAAATGTGTCTTCGATGTCTTCCTTCTTGTGGCTCTTGTAGCCTTTGTTTTTCATCCAGTTAGTCAGTGCATAAGGGTTGTCAATCTCCTTGTGCTTTTTCATTGCTTTAACTGTGCCTTCCCAGCCCTTAGGTGCTGTTTCAGCTACATCAACGTCTGTTTCAAACCACTCGTGTGTAATTTCTTTGACTGGAAGTTCGGACTCATCGATAAACTTATAAATGTATGGAAATACTGATTTTAGTTCTTCGTTAAATGTTCTTACTGTTAATCTATCAATTAAATGATCTACTATTGCTTCTGGGATTTCTTGTTCTTCTTGTTCTTGGAAACTTTCTACATATTGTTCGTAGAAAGCAGGGCGTTGTAGTTTATGAATTGTTTCTTTAATTTGATCAATACGTTCTAATACTTTATCAGTAACTACACCCATTGCTTCACTGATTTGTTCTTGGCGACTTACATAACCTTTGAATTTTCTTAAGTGTGCTAGTTCTTCACTTAAACCGCAAATATGCTTGCCTAAACCGTCATAAGGATTGCCGCCATGTTTAATGTGTTCAGCTAATGCACGAGCACCGTTAATATGCTTTGAAGGATATTTGAATCTTTCTCCTGCTGCATTTTCAATATAAATGCTTTCAATGTGCATAGTGCGGCCAGCTGGAAGATCTAAATTAATTGGTTGACTATGTTTAATAATCAAACGTGCTTCACCTAGGTCCTGATAGCTCATCCTATTGGTACCATACATCTTATTTTCCATAATTAAATCTTCCTTGGGTTTAGCTTGAAAATGATAATCTCTTTTGTCTAGTTCGCTCTTACCGATATTCTGTACATCAAAGTTTAATAAGCGAGTCTTTGCAAATTTTCTAAATGACTTGATAAAATCGTATGCGCCGCCCTTAAAGCTGTTGTCGTCGTCTACTAAATCGCCGCTGACTTGCATAACTACTCCGTCTTCTTCATCGAGGGTAATTGCTATTGTTCCTAAAGGTTCACCGTCTTCTACGTATTCAAACTCAAAGAATCTAGCATTAGGAATGTCAGATTTTTTGCTCAATACATTGCCCTCTTCGTCCCCAAAAGTGATGTCTGGGAAACGGACTTGTATTTTTCCGTAGAGATCTTTTGCGATTTTATCTAAATTAGAGTCCATGTTATATTTATGCGAAGCCGGACGAAATAAATATGGGCAACGGAGCTTCAAAATCCTCGTCGGCTTGTTCGAGGTTGAGCTTTTCAAATATGGCGGGTTCCCATTCTGCTAGTACTACTGTCATACGAACAATTAGCAATAATGCTGCTACTAAGTCGTCATTTTGCCCTTCTTTTGCTTTAAAAGTTACACCGTGGGCAATATATGTTTTAAGTTCGCTAATTAGTATTTTACTGTTTATAGTCATTTTGTTTTCTTCAACAAAATACTTCAAACGACTACATGCGCTGATTTTATTACCGTGGGTAGTATTAAATCCTTTGCGAAACTTACGTACATGTCCTTTACGTTGTGGTTCACATAAGAATAATCCAGGAAATGTTTCTTCTCCTAAATTTGCAATTACAACTAATGCGCTTTCGCCAACTGTATTATTTTCTACACTCCAGTATATAGAATTATTATATGAAGTGCCTATTTCGTCCTGTATATATCTTAATACATCTCGCAGTAACTTAACTTGATCTTGAATGATTGTTAAATTATGTTGCCACTCTGCACATTGTACCATACTAGGCAATTCAAATACTTGTATGCCTGAAAAGTCTCCGCCTGTTCCTAGACTAGGGTCTAATGCTATGATATAAGTGTTGCCAGGGGTAGGTTTTTTATACCAGCGTATTTGACCCATTTTAAATTGAGGTTCACGTCCTGATAATTCTGCTAACTTAAGACTGTTAATTAACGTTTCATCGTAAATTAAGAATTCGCAACCGTACTCACGACGGAAACGCTCTTCACCAATACGACCCATTTCTTCTTCACGCCACTGCTCATCACGATCCGGATGTTCATGCCATTCTGCCCTAAAACCATGAAAGCCATTACGGCCAGTGCCGTCATCTTTTTCGTTGCCATAACTATCAAATAAGTCTTGGCTTTCTTTCCAAATATTAGCAAATGTATCTTCGTCGCTGTTTGGTGTTGATGTGATAATTGCCTTACCACCAGTTGCCAATGTAGGTGAAATAGAAGTCCAAAACTCTTCGGCAATATTAGGCTGTACAAACGCAAACTCGTCGCAGTATAGTAATGATATAGACATACCGCGACCTGTTGTGCCTGTTGTTGTTTGACTTACAATACGACTACCGTTATCAAATTCTATGCTACCTTTATTATAACTTATAACTCCGCCCCTTATATAATCAGGACATAGTTCATATCCGTAACGGATACGTTGCATAATTTCTTGTGCGCCTGTATACTTGTGTGCGGCTACTAGAATAGTTTGATCAGGATGGAACATTGCATACCATAACAAATATCCAGCGGCACAGGTAGTTTTACCGCTCTGACGTGGCATCATGTTTACATTAAAACGATAATCGTGATAACTATGTAATAACCTTACTTGGTAATCATACGGCTCAAATTTTACTTTGCCTTTTGTAGGATGTTGTATATGAAAAAAGTTTTTAACAAAGTGCATGTACCCTTCTATGGGGTCAGCACACTTTAACAAGTTCTCAACTTGCTCTTCATTGAATGTTTCTTTAGTGTGCGCCTTTTTGGTTAAGACGCCGTCTAGACTTTTTGCCATAACATTATTTACATAAAAAAAGCCACCTAAATGGTGGCTTTTGGTGGGTACTTAATCTACCCGAGCTGCACTGGTTCAGTCGTCTAAATCGCCGCGTTCTTTTGCAGACTTTAACATGTCGATGCGATCTTTGTAACCTTTAATACCTGGTTTAATATCCTTAGCGGCTTTCTTTTCGCCTGCTGTTGGATTTTTAATGTGCTTCATTGTAGTCTTTTCTTGGTGGCTAGCTTCTTTAATTGCTTCGTATTGGCTTGCTAATTTATCAACTAATGATTCCATGTGTGCTTTAGGTAAACCAGTTTGTCGTGTTCTGTGGTCACCCATGTTAGCTGCTAAATCATTGCTTGGAGGATTTACAACATCATCAACTTCATATGTGTCAGTTTCTACTGGATTGGCAAATGATTCTGCTGCACCAATGTCTAACATATCTGCACCATCGGCCATACCAATAACAACATCTTTAGCATCATCGCCAGCTGGGCCAGCCGCATTCTCGATATTTCTCAATAAGTCCATTAGATCACGGATGCCGCCTTTACCTGAACCATTCATACTGACATTCATTGTTACGCTATCGCTTTGTCTAGGTGCGGAAGGCATCATGTCCATACCACATTCTTCCATTTCGGTATCGCCTGTAATCATTTGATCACCTGTGTGCATGTGAGGTTCTTCCATAGCTGGGCCAGAAGGTGGAGCCATTTGTGAGTCTTCATCCAGTGCTTTAAGTTTTATAATTAGTTGTTCTAGGTTCATTTTTTCTTTCCTTTTCTAGGGTCAGGATTTTTAACTTTACCTAAAGGGCTGGTTGAGGATTCTTTTTTAGGTTCTTTTACTTTATACTCTTCTAACTCTGATTTGTTTTTGGCTAAATCTTTTAGTAAAGACATTTTTTGTGTTTCGCCAACTAATTTTTGGCCGTCAGAGCTGGATTCGTAATCCTGTGTTAATACAGATTCTCCAGACTTTTCTTTGTTGGCTGTATTAATTTCGATTTCTCTTTCTTCAAGAGGATTTCTAACTTTGATCTTACTTTCGGCTACATTTAAATTGCCACTTAAACTTGCACGAACTTGTTGGCTGGTAGCAGGATACGCTAATTTAACATCAAAGATTGTAACGGGAATATTTTTTTGTTCTGGAAAATCAGTGTAATGCTCAGCAATAGGCAAGCTCTTTCCACCAGAACAACTTTCTACTTTATAAGTTGCAAGGGCTTGTTTAATCTTTGCAGAGCAATCTTTTGGGCAGTCGCCCGCGATTTTAATTTTAAACTCGTAAACTTTTTTACCTTCTGTCAAATATTCTTTGAATGATTTCATAGCGTGATCCTAATACTATATTTATTTCATATTCTTTAATTTTTCAAGCAAGCTATTGCGATCTGTAACAATATATCCGTCGCCGTTTAAAGTAACACCATTATCTTTATTAGCTTCTTGATCTAATTTTTGCTTTTTAAGCTGTAACTCTACCATTTTTAATTTTTTATCTAACTTAGCTGCTTTTGCATCAATA